CTCTCCACATCTCTGGAATAAAATTAGCAGCAGTTGTTGTAGTTACATTTGCCATTTTATGTACTCTCCTTAAGTTTTAAAAATGTTATTTTTTCTTAAGGTAATGACTTATTAAGTCCTTATGCGACTCCCTACGCTTTGAATTATTGTCTAACTCGTTAAAAGGGTTACCTTTAAACTTTGTTACGGACACTTTGTTTTCAACTTGTCCTACATTAACTCCAGCTCGTGTTTCAAATTCTGAAACTATGTCACGCAAAAGAGATAAATCATCTACCTTCTCAAATTTTTCTCTTTTCGTTTCAGGAATTTTACCCAGAAGAGAATCTCTTTCTTGAGTCACATACTGATTAAAAGATTCAGAAACTTCGCTAAACTTTGTTTCTAACTCTTTATTTTTATTCTGTTCTTCAATTAAGAGAGCTTTGTATTCGCCCTGCTCTTCTAAAGTCTTTTTACGCTGTTCTTCCTGTGCAGTAGCTACTTCTTGAACTTTTGATTTTAAATCATTTCGTTCTTTCACTAGCTCCTGAAAACGATAATAAGGAACAGCTTGTTCTGTCTTTTTTTCGTCTTGACTGACTTGAGGTTCTTTTACAGCTTCCTCAACGGCTGTATTCTGTTCTAATTCAGACATTTTTACTCCTTTAGTGGATTATATTATGACATTAAGTTAAATATGAATTAAATTAATCACAATTAGAATGTCAAAGAAAATAAAAGAGTTTGAGTTCAAGCAAAAATGGTTCGATTATATGAACTATGTACCTCACGCAGGTCAGCGTAAATTACACTTTCCAGAGAAAGAAGGTGCTTCTTATTTTGTAAATATTTGTGGTAGACGATATGGAAAAACTACTGCAGCGTATCGTGAAGCTGAATTTTATGCAGCACAACCGAATCAAAAAATTTGGCTTGTTGGATTATCTTACAAGAAATCAAGACTAATGTTTCGTGAAGTATGGAAAGATATGGTAGCAGGAAAAGCCAATGATATTGAACGAGCATCAGAAAAAGAACAGTATATTAAGTTCAAGTGGGGAACAACAGTAGAAGGTATGTCTTGTGAAAATCCAGACTCATTAGTTGGAGAAGGTGTAGACTTATTAATTATTGACGAAGCAGCAAAGATGCCAAGAAAGATTTGGGATATGTATTTATCTCCTACCCTTATTGATAGAAAAGGGAAAGCTATTTTTATTACTACACCTGAAGGATTTAATTGGATATATGACTTGTACTTGTTAGGGCAAACAGATCCTAAATGGTATTCAGTACAATCTCCAAGTTGGGAAAACGAACACGCATTTCCAGATGGCGAGAAAGATTCTTTCCTAATGGAACGAAAAAGAAATATGTCCAAAGAATTATTTGACCAAGAGTTCGCAGCCAAGTTTACTTCTATGGAAGGAAGAGTATATCCATTCGATAGAGAGAAAGATGTAGGGGAAGTTCCTTATCAGGAGAATCTTCCTACTTATTGCTCAATGGACTTTGGGTTTAGAATGCCATCGGTATTATGGTTTCAAACCTACAAACAAGATGGTAATTGGCATATTAATATTATTGATGAAATTATTCACGAACGCAATATCCCAACGGACAAACTTGCAGAAATGATAAAGAAAAAGAATTATCCAGTGATTACTTATTATGGTGATCCAGCAGGTAGTTTTGTGCAAGGACAATCTGGTTTAGGTGATATCCATATCTTACGCAGACACGGAATTTATGTAGAATATCGTATGGACAAATTATCTCGTGATATACAATCTGGGGTAAGCTATTGTCGTGGATTCTTTGAAAATGCAGATGGATTACGCAGAATTAAAGTCGATAAAAAATGTGTAGGTATTGCAGAAGATTTTGAAGGATATAGATTTCCAGAAGCAGTAGAAGGGAAAGCTATTTCTAACAATCCAATCAAAGATGGATTCTATGAACACGGTTGTGACGCCTTCCGATATTTTATATTGAATAGATTTCCAATTAGAAGTAACTTCATTGGAAGAATATCACGATAAAAAGGAATACTTTGATGGTTTTAACAGCACGAGAAATTATACAAGACTCATTAACTCACTTTAAAGAAGAACAAGCGAAAGCTCGTAGAGAAGAAGTAAGAAAGTTTTTAGATTACTATTCTGGTTCTTTAACCGAACAATACATCGAAGGATATTTTAAATCTGACGCATTCCAAGAAATTCCTCATTACAATACCAATATCGTGAAAAAATTTGTTAATCGTATGTCCAAGATTTATACTATCGGTGCAAAAAGAAATGTAAACGATAAATACTTAGAATTAACTTCTGTAAAGAATGCTCGTATGAAACAAATGGAACGAATGACTCGTTTGCTTGGTTCTACTGCAACTTATGTAATGTATGATGAGTTAGAAGAACGCTTTGAATATCGTCCTATTTATTATTTTGAACCATACTTTGGTGACAATCCATACAAACCTGAAGCTATCGTATATCCAATGATGCACGGACACGCAGACCTATCTGATACAGATGAGTTAATGTATGCGTATTGGGATAGCGAATTACACTTAAAGTTCAATGAGAACGGTGATATTCTGGAAGAGGTACAACACAACTTAGGTGTATTACCTTTTGTATTCACACACAGAGAAGAGCAATTAGACTCTTTCTTTGTAGAAGGTGCATCAGACTTAGTATCTGCTAATGAGCATATCAATATTACAATGACTGAAATGCAATTAGGACTACGATTCCAAATGTTTGGACAACCAGTAGTAACTGGACTTATTTCTGACAACTCTAATGTAAGAGCAGGTTCAGATGAGATTTTAACACTTCCAGAAGGAAGTAATTATAATATTGTATCTCCACAAGGGAATGTTAGAGATGTAATAGAAAATATTAAATGGCAAATTGAACTTGTAGCATTAAACAATCATCTATTCGTTACTTTCTCACAATCAGGTGGTGAAGTACCAAGTGGTATCTCTTTAATGATTAAAGACTTAGAACGACACGAAGATTTTATTGATGATAAAGAACTGTATCGCCAATACGAAAAAGACTTTTATAGAGTAGAATATGCTCTATCTCAAATAAACAATCTTGGATTACCTGAAGTTTCTCAATTTAAAGTAGACTTCTCTGAAGTTGAATATCCTATGACTACCCAAGATAAGATTATGATAAATGAATATAAACTAAAACATAACTTAACTACTGAAGCTCAATTATTAGCAGCAGATAATAAAGATTTAAGCTTAGATGACGCTAAACAAATAATTGAAGAAAATAAAGCAGTAAATCAAACATTGGTAGTCGAAGATGAAAGTAACAGTCAAGAGTAACGTCACTTTTAAAAAACTCAAAAAAGCCAATTTGGAAGAAATGGTTTTTAATAGTTTAATACGTCCATTAGGTAAAGCTGCAAAAAAGAAAGTTGATAATGCGTTTAAGAACAATACTGATATAAACGAAAAACCATATCCTGCATATACAGCCAAGTATAGAAGAGCTAAAGAAAAAGCAGGTAAAGGTTCTGAACCTCAAATGGTATTTCACGGTGATTTAAAACGAAGTATCTCTAAAGCATTAACCAATAAAAAGGATATGACTGTAACTATTAAATCCGATGAATCAAAACTTGGAAGAAGCAATCCCTATGGTAAACCTAGAGCTAATTACGGTGCATTACATCTTACAGGTCAAGCAAGAAGCAATAGAAAAACAGCTAAGATACGTAAATGGTTTTTTACAGAAGATGAAATACAAGATAATAAAATCTTATTAGACAGCAATTTGTTAGGAAATGACTTTGATAAAGCAATGGAAGCATTTTCTAAAAAATTAGAGTCGCAATTAAAAACCAAAATGCGTATAATAGGTAGTACGAAGATGCCAGCATCTTCAAATTTCGCAAGAACTGTAAAAATTTAATGGAAGAACTAGTAAAAAAATTATATAAGATGGTCGTTGAAGTTCGTAAGATTTCAGAAGCAAATAACGAACTCTTGGGATTTATCTGTAGTAAAATAGCTCCTTCCGATACAGTTGTTCAAAAAGAAATAAAAGATGTAGATGTTGCAGATATGTTTGCAATTTCGATGGAAATGTCAGAGATATTTGAGAAATATAATATTACTGCTGACGAGTATGGTCTTTCTTAGACGCTTCTTCTAATTCAATTAATTTTTCTATCCACTTACGTCTTTCATTATTGGTAGGTCTACGTGAAGGTAATGGCTCTAATCCAACTTTCTTAGCACGCTGTAATAACTGATAACGATTTGCCCTATCCTCTCTACGTTTTTGTCTATAAGGTTTTTTACCCTTTTTAATTTTTTCTACAGCTTCTTTTTCTACCATATTACGTTTTTTAGGTTTGTCGTTTATGGGATTTCTTTCTGGAAGGGTATCCAGTATTTCTGTAACCTCTTCGCTTTCTGCGTCTATAATATCCTCTGCGTCTATTTGTTCTGCCTTTAAGAACTTCTCGAACGGACTATCTACGGTCACATTAATATTTCTAACGAGTTTCCCTGAATGTTCTAATACCAGACGCCCTGCCTGGACATTCCCTTCAACAGCTTCACGAATCATACTATTTAATACCATCGGTAGCTTTGCATTAAAAGAAATCATATACTTCTTGTAATACATTTCCACAAACCTATCATCTGCAAACCAGTTATGAATCGTTTGGGGGGCTAGTTTTAAATGCTCTGCTAATTGTTTTTTGGTTATCTCTGGATTATGAATTAATAAATCAATAGCAGCAAGTTGATTGGCTTTCTTGAGTTCTAAGTTACTCATTTACCTTGTCCTCTGTATTTCTTCTTATAATACTTTTTAGAACCTTTTGTTCCATACTTTGTATTAGTGCTTTTACCTTGTCGAGTTTTTTTAGCACCATTTCGTTTTATGGTACGGTCTTTAAATAATGACTTTCTCATTTCTTTTTCTTCTTACCAAATATCTTTTCCCAACGCTTTTCGTATTCTTTTTTAGATATACTCATAGGTCGTGGCACATCACCTTTCCCTGCTCCGTTGGATTTATTAAATATACT